ACTAATATAAATATGCAACCAAATTGGGATGGTGTTATTTGTGAAAATGAAAAACCAAGTTTTAAATTAACAGGTGCTACAAAAATTGAATTATCTAGTTTAACAAATAATTCTTTATTTAATAAAACAACTCAAACAGGTAAAACATTAACATTTAATTTTACATCGGCCACTAATACATTAACAGCAACTACTACTGAATTTTATTATTCTTTACATAAATATGATAATTCAGTTAATGTAAATATATTTAATAGCACACCAATATATACATTTAGTGCTACTAGTATAACATCAACCACACTTACTGATATAATATCGGGTGATGTATTAAGTTGTGATTCAGAATATATTATTAAACCATATTTCATATTTAAAACTTGTGAACAGTCGGGAACAACATTTAGTGCTGAATCACCATATAGCATGTATGACCTATTTTTATTATCAGGTTATACAAAAGAATTTTATAAACCTTTAAATGGACCAACAAAATTATATAGAAATAGTGCAAGATATTTTGACTATAATTACTTTATTTTAGATACGGGTTCAAGTATTACAACTTTGGTAGATATAACACAATACACACCTAAGTTTGGTAGTTATAATTATTTAGATGATTATTATTTTGTTTCTATATGTAATGCTGAAACACCATTATTTAATTTCCCAACAGGAAACGAAAATGAAGGTTTAATAGTTGAAAGTATTACAGTTGATAGTACAAACTTTGTTAGATTTGGATTACAATCTGAACCAATCGGAGATGTTATCGTTGCAGTTAATGGAGTAACAATACAAAGAGGTCTTGAGTATGATATTGATACATCAATACCTTTACCTTCAATGCAAAAACGTAGTTTTAGATTATATCAAAGATTAACTACTGAACATAATGATATTGTTACAGTATCATATTATAAAAATCCTTCAAATAATCAAAAATTAGTTAAAGAAAATTTTGAATTTAGTGGTTCACCAAATATAACATTAAATGGTGCTAACTATGAAATCGCAGTATCGTATCCAAGAATAAGTAATAGTGATATTATTGTTTATTGGAATGGTATTCTACTATCTAAAGATTCTGATTATTATGTTTCAGTTTATAATCAAAATACAATTGTTTTAGATTCATCATTAAATCTTTTAGATGGTGATGCATTCTCTATTGTTTATTTTACAGATAATGTTGGTAGTCAAGTTATAAATGCATCAGGGCCAAGTTATATCATAAATTGGTCAGTAAGTAATTTTATTTTACCTAATATAAATGGTAAATTTATACATCAATTTTATAATATAAGCGATACAGGTTTAACAAGTTCAACAGTTTATTCAATAGAGAGTCCATATTTATATAATACATATACATTCTCTCAAGGATTTAATTGGTTGGATACAACATTGACAGCAGGTACAACTTATTTTTATAGAATATTATCCGAAAAATCTTTTACAACAATAAATAATATTAATTTAAGTTCAACAGCTTATAGTGAAACTATTAAAATAAAATTACCTGTATGATAAATTATATCAAAGATTGGCAAAGTGAATCAAGGGGTACTAATGTCCCATATGGATTTAATAAAAATATTTATATGGGTAAAGTTATTAGTGTTGATGATACTTTAAATGTTGGTAGAATAAAAGTTTTTATTGATAGTATTGATAGTTCAACGGCAGATGATACAGAAATACCATTTTCTTACCCATTGATGTCTAGAATTATTCACGTTATGCCAAAAGTTGGTGAGGCTGTGTTAGTAATATTAGCTGATAGTAGTAAAAATAGTGAAAATAGTTTTTATGCTAATAGATTTTGGATTGGTCCAATAATTTCAAATTATGGAAATATATTTAATGATACAACAGATTTACCAGTAGGTTCTTCAATTGATTTTGATACACCGATAACTAAAAATTTAACATACGACCCACTTCAAAGTAAATCAAGACCACAAAAAAAAAGTGAAATAGATATATTTCCTATTGATTCAACACTTGCAACAAAACCTGAAAGTGATTTAGATAATGTAACATTTGTTGGTAGAGATAATACAGATATTGTTCAGTCAAAAAATAAAGTTAAATTAAGAGCAGGTAAACATTTAAAAAATAAACCTCAATCAGCGAATACAATAAACCCTGCATATTCAATTTTAGAACTTATTGATGATAATTCATCTTATGGTTTAACAGCAGGTGATGAAATATTTTTAGTTAGTCATAAAGGCAGATATAAGTTTAGAAAAGTTCTATCAAGTGAAGATATAGAAGAGTTGAGAAAAAATGCTCAATCAATGTTATATGGGGAATTAACAGTAAAATATCTTCAAATATTAACAAATGCATTTTTAAACCATATACATTCACATCCTGGCAAAGAACCTGTAAAAAGTGAAACAGTTGTAGCATTAGAAGTTCAACTAAGGGACATACAAAATTTATTAGCAAAAAACATCAAAATTAACTAAACTTTGAAAGTTTAAACTATTTATAATAAATCATATTATAAAACATGGCAAATTTCAATTTTAAATCACCTAGCGTTAAATTTCAAGAAATTGATAATAGTTTCGCTTCAACCCCATCTTTAGGCATTACATCAGTTGGTATGGTTGGAGAAACCTTAAAAGGACCAGCTTTTTCACCAATTTTGATTACTGATAAATCAGAATTTAGAAGATATTTTGGTGGTACATCTGCTGAAAAATTTCCAGGAACTTCAACACTTAAATATTTAGCACCAACCTATGCAAATGCATTTTTAGAAGAAGGAAATCAACTTTTCTTTACTAGAATTCTTGGAAAATCAGGTTACAATGCAGGTCCAGCTTGGGCTATTACTATTGGTGGTACTTGTTTAACTTCTACTTCAGCACAAACATCGGTATTTTCGTCTTCTACGGGTACAACTACTTTTAGTGGTGCAAATGTTGTAACATTTACTTCAAATTCTGTAAACTATAGTTTTACGATTACAGGAAATGGTGATTACAATAATGTTTCTAGTATTTCTTTTGTAAAAAATTCAAGCAATGTATTTACGGCATCTAGTGCTTATGTAACGGTTAGTTCATATAGTGGTAGTCCAATAAGTGGTTCAGCAACATTTACTTCTTTTACATATACAGCACAAACCGACCCAACTTATGATAACATGGTTGTTGCAATTTTGAGAAGTAGAGGATTAGGTACGGGTTCATATACTACTGCTAATCCTGCTTTTAGAATAACAGGAGTAACAGGAAATTTTACAAATACAGTAGGAAGTCCTCTTTCTGACTTTACTTTAACTGCGGTTAGTTCAAGTGTTACTGAAAACTTACAATTCAATTTAGATGTTACTTCTTCAAGTTATATTACAAAAGCAATGGGTAGAAATGTAACAGATACTAAGGCATCTCTATTCTGTGAAGCGGTTTATCCTGATTTGATTAGAAAATTAAATGCTGATGGTAAAATTTACGAAATTAAAAATATAATTGCAATTAATAGAGGTAGTGCATTTGATACACCATATCTTACACCATATCAAAATCCTGAAACTCCTTGGATTGTTTCAGAACTTAATGGTAATAAGATTTCTAGATTATTTAAATTTATTTCTTATTCTGATGGTGATGCTGCAAATAGAGAAGTTAAAATTGCAATTGAAGGTATTAATCCAACTACAAAAGAATTTGATGTTGTAATTAGAGATTTTGCTGATACAGATGCAAATCCTTCAATCCTTGAAAGATTTGGAAGATGTAGTTTGGATTCTAATAGTAATAATTTCATAATGAGAAGAATCGGTGGTGTTTATTCTGATTCGCCTGAAACATTCTTAGAAGATTCTAGGTCTGCATATGTTTATGTAATGGTAAATATTACTGCACCTACTACTTCAATCCCTTGTGGTTTTGAAGGTTATCAATTACCATTATTTAATAATACTACAATGAATAATGCTAGTACAGCATTGACTCCATCAATGACATATAAAACTAGTTATTCTGCAACAGATAAACCTTTGAAAACATACTTAGGTATTTCTGAAAAAGCATTTGATACAACAAGCGGAACTAAAGGATTGTCATTAAATACGGATTTATTTAAATTCTATGGTACTTCTATCACATTTGGTGGTAACGCATCTTATAAATCAAAAGGATTCCACTTAGATTCAGGTGCTACAGGTTCTTATGTATCTGAAGGTGCTACAGTCGGTCAATTTGAAGTTGGTCAAGGACCAATAACGAATTCTGCTAGTGTTGCAATAGGGACATACTACAATGATGCCAATAGAAGAAAATTTGTTGTTATACCTTATGGTGGATTTGATGGATGGGATGTTTATTATGAGGCTAGTAGTACAGTAGGTAGGTCAATCGGTAGTACATTTGAATTAGGTAACACTTTTGGTAATAATACAGATTCCGACTACAAAGCATATCTTGAAGCATACCAAATTTATGAAGATGTTGAAAGAACACCAATTAACTTATTTACAACACCAGGTATAAATTGGCAAGACCATTTAGGACTTGTTGAAGATGTTATCACAATAACTGAAGAAATTCGTCAAGATGCTCTTTATATTATTGATGCTCCTGATGCAAATGCTAATTTTACACCAACAGTTGTTGCTAATGATTATGCTGATGCACTTGAGGCAACAGAAATTGATTCTTCATATGCTACTACTTATGTACCATATATTAGAAGAAAAGACCCTGATACAAATACTAATATTTTTATTCCACCAACAGGTGAGATTTTGAAAGCAATGGCTTTGGCTGATAGAACATCCTTCATTTGGTTTGCAACAGCAGGTCTTAACAGAGGTGGTCTTCCAAATGCTAGAGACGTTAGAAAAACATTCAAGGAAAGTGATAGAGATGTATTATATCTTTCAAGATTAAATCCAATTGTTAAATTCTCTAATAATACACCAGGAATTTTTGTATATGGTCAAAAGACTTTACAGGTTGCAGATTCTAAACTTGACAGAATTGATGTTAGAAGATTATTGCTTTATGCAAAACAAATTATATCTTCTCAGGCTAGAACATATTTGTTTGAACCAAATGATGATGTATTAGCAACTAACTTTATTTCACAAAGTAATGCTAAACTAAAAGTTATTCAAGATAACAGAGGTTTACAAACATTTAGAGTTCGTTTAGATAATACCTTAAATACACCTGAAAGTAGAGACAGAAATGAAATCTATTTTGTAATTGAATTATTACCAATCGGTGCTGTTGAATTTATTGGCTTGACATTTGTAGTAAATAAATCAACAAGTGCAATTAATTTTAATGCTTAACAATTAAAAAAATACTAATTAAATAAAAAGATAAAGATATGCCAACTTCAGGATTTAGAAATGTACCCAATTATTACGAACCACTAAGACCGAACAGGTTTGAGTTGTTCTTTAGTGATACTACATTGGGATTAAGTAATTATACATGGATTGTCAACGCAGTTGATAGACCAAAGATGAAAGTTAATTCAGTTCCAATTAAATACTTGAACTATGAGCAAAAAGTAGCAGGTCATGTAACATTTGATGATTTGCAATTGGAGTTCATTGACTTACAAGGACCATCCTCAGTACAATTATTGCTAGAATGGTACAGATTGTGTGCTGAAAATTTAACAGGCAGAATGGGTTATGCTTCAGGCTATAAGAAAGAAATTAGACTTGTTGCTCTTGACCCAACTCTTGTAGCTGTTCAACAATTTACAATTTTTGGTGCTTTCATCTCCAATATTGACTTCGGTAAAAACGAATATACTAGTGATGAAGTACAAAAAATTGCTGTAACATTGAGTTACGATTACGCTGAAAACAACTACTAACAAAGTAGTGATTTTAAAATTGAAAATCCCAAGTATTTTATTTGGGATTTTTTTTGGTATAAATATTGTATATTTAGAATTATAAAACAATTATTATTATGATAAAATATGATTTTGAGCCATTTTTTACAAATGAGGGAAAGTATTTTGATACTTTTACAACAACAAGTACAGCAATAAAAGATTACTTTGAAAAATCTTATCAGTACAAAGACTTTAAAAAACAATTACAATTTGCAGGTTTTGATAAAGAAGAAATTTCTGTATCATATGAGAACGACTATTTGACAGTTGAGGGTAAATCTGTCATGCTAGATAGTGATTATACTAAGAAGTTTTACTTACCTTCAAAATATTATGATGTTGATAAAGTTAGTGTTAAGTTTGAGAAATGTATTCTTAGTATTGAATGTAAATTAAAAGAAGAAACCCAATCAAAAGTAATGAAGATTTATATTAAATAAATCTAATTATTTGCTTTTTTATGAGTTTTTGTTTAGAGAGCATGAATTTCTTTTGATAAACTATATTGTTTGTTTTGGTATATATTTTTATTTCAAGATTGAAATGCTCTCTTTTTTCTTTTAGTTTATTTATGTTAATCATTTTTTTCCTAAAAAAGATATCATCATTATTGTCAAGAAAATAATCTTTTTCTTCGCATTTAATAATATGAACTCTTTTTTTATTTAAATCAATTAATTCAATATATTCAAATGTATCAGCCATTCTAACATCAATTTGAAATTGAATCATGCCATATTCTTTTAAGATTATATCAAATACTTTAATATTTCTATAACTTCTTAAATTTATCTTGGCTTCTTTTCTGCCAATTCTTTGACCATATGTATTAAAAACAAATAATCCCCAAATTATGGGGATTATTAAAATTATCCTTCGCACATTATACATTCTGAATATAAATCTCTTTGTTCTTTTGTATCTGCTCTCAACACAGATTCAGACCTCAAATAATATAAAGATTTTAATCCAAGTTTCCATGCCTCAATGTGAACTTGATTAATAAATTTAGCAGGTGCATCATTAAAGAACGCAAGATTCAATGATTGTCCTTGGTCAATGTATTTCTGACGAATACCTGCCTGTCTAACAAGTTCAAGTTGGTTAATCTCCTTGAATGTTTTAAATACAGCCTTTTCTTCAGCACTCATACACCTAACATTAAGAACCGAACCCTTATCTTCAGAAATTGCATCCCAAACCTGTGGTACATTCTTGCCTTTAGATTCTAATAATTGTTCTAAGAATGGATTTCTTCTAATGTGTAATCCTTTTGCATCGTCATCCATATAAATATTTGCTGCAATTGGTTCAACACCTTGTGAATATCCACCTGCAAGCTTACTAGAAGAACGATTAGGTGCAATAGCAAGAAGAGTTAAGTTTCTTCTACCTGTTCCTTGACACCATTCAGGTTCACCATATTCTTTAGCCAAATCCATTGTTGCTTTTTCTGACTCTTCTTTAATATATTTGAAGATAATATTTGTCCAAGAATTGGCCTCAATAGAAACAAATGGAATTAGTTTGCTTTGTAAGAAACTATGCCACCCTAAAGCACCTAATCCTAACGCTCTTGACTTCGTAGCAAAGCGTACAGCGTCTTCAATACCTTTGTAAGCATATGAGTTACCCTTCTGAAGAAAGTCCTCCATTACAGCATCTAAAAACAGTACAGAGAGGTATACAGTATCGGTATTTCTCCATTCATCAAACTTAACAAGGTTTAAAGAAGAAAGACAACATACCAAAGTGTGATTTTCATCTGTTGGTAAAAAGATTTCAGAACATAGATTTGAATGTCTAATCTTTAAATCATTTTTATGCCACCACTCAGGAACAGCATTATTAGCATTATCAATAAACATAGTATAAGGTTCACCTGTCTTTACTCTTTTCTTTAGAGTTTCAAGCCAAATTTCCCTTTCTTTACCATTTTTATCAACAACTTTATTCATAAATTCATCGGTAAAGATTGCACCTTGATGAATATTATGTGATTGTCTATTTACATCACCTTTTGGTTCTCTTACTTCAAGGAAGTCTTTAAATTCTCCATGTTCTGCATTCAAATAAATAGCTACAGCACCTCTTCTTGTCTTTCCTTGTTTAGATGCTAAGATAGTTGAGTCATAAGATTTAATAAATGGAATAATACCATCAGAAGTACCACCTCTACCATCTTTGATTTTAGTACCCATTGCTCTAATTGAAGAGAAGTCATAAGCAGTACCTCCACCATATTTTGAAAGCATTGCCATCTCAAGATTTTTACGATAGATTTCATACATAGAATCACCAACATGAGAAGAAAAACAACTAATTGGTAATGCTACATCTGTTCCAAGATTAGCCATTACAGGTGTTGAAGGAATTAACCATCCTTTCCAAAGAATATCAAAAAATCTTTCTTGCAATTCAGGTTTATTTAATAACTCTGCTGCTCTTGATGATACTCTTACATATCCATCTCTTGGTGTTTCACCATCAATAAGATATCCACCTTTAATTGTTGTTAGGTAAAGTGCATTGTTGCCCCATTCAGGAAAGTCAATACCAACTTTCCAACCCATGTTTTTTGCTATATCGTGTGTTTCTAGTTTCATTTTTTTATTTAAAATAAGTCATCAGTATCGTTCCAATCTTCATTTGGTTTTGAGTATCCGTGTTCACGATTTGCAAAAAAATCAGTTTGTTGTTCTCCTGAAGTTGTAATATAAAACCACTCCATGTCATTAAGTAATCCATCATCAACAGTATAAACAGGTTTTAACATTAACTCTTTAAGTTTTCTGTTTGCTCTGTCATACATAAAGTTTTTAAGAATATCTTTTGAAATTGTTTCTAAATCACCAAGTTCAAATATTTTATCAATATAGTTGAATTCATTTACTAATGCTAAATCAACACCTTGATAAATTGTATCTTTTAATTCTTCAGTCCAAATGTAAGGATTTTCTTCTACAAGTGTTCTAAACAATTTACAACCTGATTCAGAGTGCAATGATTCATCACGAACTGAGAAAATCATTTGTTGACCAATACCTGTCATTAGATTCTTTTTTCTAAAAGATAAAAGAACTGCAAATGAAGAATATAATTGAATACCTTCAGCACAAGCAGAGAATAAAGCAAGACTTCTTGCAATATTAGTTAGATTAGTATCATTAGGGTCAATTTCCATCAATGCTTCTAGTTTAGCCATAGTAGCTTCATCTTCCATAAATGATTTAAAGTCTGTTAAACCTAATGTATCATTAAGGTATGAATAAGCAACTGCATGGATTGTTTCAAATGCACCGAATGTACTTGCCATCATTTTAATTTCAGGAACAGGAAACCATTTAGTTACATATGTTGACCAATAATCATTAACAACAGTTTCTGTTTGTGTAAATCCTTTTAGGATATTACCAATAACATTTTTTTCTTCCAATGTTAATCCATCATTCCAATCTTTAACATCTTTTTGCATAGAGATTTCTGTATGTAACCAATGTGCATTTTGCTGTTTAAACCATGCTTCATAAGCCCATTGATATTCAAATGGTTTAAATTCTAATCTTTGTTCTGTAATCATTTTTGTAATTTTTTTATGTATAAAAAAATCCTGCTTATATTTTACTATAAACAGGATAGTATTTTTAATTGTTTAGTTTTTTGTTGTTCTATAGATGAACCAAAATGCACCTAAAAGAAAAATTGGTAAGATTCCTAATGTTAAATTTATCAAAAAAATATCCGTTATTAATTTAACACCAAAGAATTTCATAAATGAGAGTATAAATGTTGGTACAATCAAATATACGGCAAATTTTGGCAAAAAGAAATCAAAACCAACAAAAAGATGGTCTAAAATTTTGCCCAATCTGCTGTTTGCTATGTTATCTAAAAAATTTTTCATATTGGTTTTTTTTCATCAAATAATTTAGTAATTTTTTGGATTAGTTGGCTTCTCACGCAATCGGAATCAACGAATTCAATAACCTTAACATGGTCATCAAAATCTCTAAAGTGTTCAGTTAAAAACATTAATCCATTATCTTTTTTATCTTTAAAATCTCTTTGGCGAATATCACCAATGATAATCATTTTAGCATCTTCTTCAAGACGAGTTAAAACTGTTTCAGTATTATCAACTGATACGTTTTGGAATTCATCAAAGATATTAATATTATCAAGGGATAGACCTC